CTTACCGGAAACACAGTCAGCTTTCTCGACAAGTCCGTCTTCTACGCAATGTTAGTCCCCTCGCACGACGCGCCGGTTGCCGACGTGCAGGAGTTCCTGATCAAGACGGTCTTCCTAACCATCGAAGGTGGCAGCACCGCTTCCAATGGGGAACAGGGGGCGAGCGGCGGCGGCGGGGTCATCAATCCGACTGATAATTTCATTCCGATCCGGGTTGATGCGACTACTTTTGACAACAGCCGGATAAGCCAGAACGCCGCTTATACCAAACATGACGGGGTGTTTCGGTCGGATTTTTTTGCAACACCAATCACCACAACCACCTTAGATTCTGATAACCTTACCAGGTTTCCCGCCAGCACGTTTTTCATATCCTCTGATGACGCAACAGCGGCAAATCGCACGTTCCATATTAGCGATGGTGACGTGGCCAACTCTTTAATGCTCCTGGTCTGGAGCGGTGCCAATGCCGGAGAGTTGCTCGCGTCAGATTCAAACCTGATTCTTTCCGCGGATTGGATTCCGGTGGACGGGGACCAGTTGCAGTTGATGTGGGATGCCATCGTTTCCAAATGGCGCGAGCAGTGGCGCTATCCTTTTCCTTCGCGTTTTACCAAGGCCCAGCGCAACAATTTCACCGCTGCTGACGGATTGATAATCTACCAGACCGACAACACCCCTGGACTAAGAGTTTACGAAAACGGCGCCTGGGTATCCTACGCCGCCACCGCCGACCCGTGACGCACTCACATTTCCAGGTAGGGGTTGTCGCGCTGCGACAACCCACCGCCGCGTGCAGCGGCGGAAGCGTTTGGCGTTGCGCCGCTCTGCGCGGCGCTACTCCTCGCAGCGCGAGGAGTTCTACCAGCGCTCTTTTGATATGCCTACCGGCCTGAGTTCTTTCCCGATCAAGTCCGGCTTGGGGTTCGTGAAAGCTTCACGGCTGAGGTTCCGGCGCGTCGCTGGCAAACCCAAGACCGACAAGAAATACCAGGAGATCCGTTTCATAAGCCAGGTCGCGCTGTTTGGCTGGCTGAACTTCTTGAATCCCGACGCCCCCGACGATCTGATTTACACGAAGCTGCATCTGCGAGTCAGCATCTCCAATTTCCCGAATTCCAGCTTTGGCGACTTCGTCAGCATAGTCACTCCGACTTCCAGCTCCGCGACAGTTACTTACTACCCGTCGAAGGAAGTTCACATGGCGAACTACGATTCTATCATCGGGGCTGACGGCACGACCACCAAGACGGCTACCACCATGACTCAGACGGGCACCGGGTTTACGCAGGTCTGGACGCTGAGCGATCCGTTGACGATTCGCGAATGGCAAAAGCGCATGGTGGACAATCTCGCTTACATGGTGCCCAAGGTTCAGGCAGATTTCGACGCTGTCATCGCCGCATCTGGCGGGACGATCACCATCGAGGACATGTGGGACAACATCTGGTTATGTAACGCGGATCGTTCCATTCAAAATGTTCCTGGAGTTCACGTCAAAGATTACTCAGGCGGTCTTGTCAGCGACAATCCGCCGACGGGAAATCTCCCAGAGATAGCCGGACGCATTCTGCAAATCGAGCGCGGGCCTAACGCGACAGGGAACGAAACATTTATCGACATCATGGGTGTGTCGGGCGGTTATTATTATCCTGGGTCGCAACTCCCGATGCGACGCAATTTCACAGCGCCGGAAACCTTTGAGTTCCCACTCATTCAATACGAATCTGAAGACGCCGTTTACCATACTGAAGAAACTCTGAGTTGCAGCCAGACAAAGCACCGCATTCAGGTGCCGATTTGCAAAGCGCTGCTTCATGGAACTCTCGGACCCACTGAGCGCCTCACACCTCCTGCTGATCTTCCGGCCGTCTATTCTTACGGCGCCACCGTCGGCTTTGGGTTCTCTCCAAACGACCCGGGCGAAGTAGAAGTCGCCACTCCATGCCCGGCGCTGAGCATTGCAGATTTTTGGAACGCAGGAACAGCCCCCGACCAGTATTGGGAATATCAACTCTCCAGCAACGACCCCAGCACGAACATCAACGACTATGTCATCCCCCCAACGTGCGGCCTGCCCCCCTCCGACGACGACGACGGAGATCCGACAGCGTAGGACAAACGTCTCGCCTGTCTGCTCGGCAGCGCGATAGAGCGCTGCCGAGCAAAGACGATTACCCATGGCGAACCACTGTCCCCAGACAGGCGAGACGCCTGTCCTACGTTCCACGTGGAACAGTTTGACTAATACCACCTATTAGACAACTCTCAGGCTATGGGTCTGCCAGTCGAATTTGCGATCAACACCAAGCGCGGCGTCCTACATTCCTCGCCCCTTTTTCAAGATACCTTCCAGCTCTCGCTCTTTTCCGGTGAGGTTAAGACCTGCTCGATCACCCTCGTCGCGGATGCGCCCTTGCTCGGGTTTGGCCGGCTCGCAGTGCAATCCGCCGCCGGCATCGCGCTGACCATCGGCTTAATCGACGGCACGAAAACCAACGTCATGACCTCGACGCTGATGACGAACGATGTGGGCAACACCTTCACCGGCGACCTGCTCCTGAACGTCGCGGCGATCACGGGCATCACGGAATTTCCGTATCAGGCCTATTTCGAGGCGAACATCTCGACGGCTGGCAACCCGCTCAAGATCCAGGTTCCGTGCACGATTCAGAAAGGTGCGCTGGCCATCGGTCTGGCGCCGACCGTCGCCCCCGATGTCGCGATCGGGGTCAACGAAGCCCGCGCATCTTTCGTTCTCAACCGGGGCACCAAACAATTCATCATGACCGACCAGGTTGACGGCTCGGAACATCTAATCTCGATCCAGGACGGGCAACTGACAGTTTCGCCGGTGACGTAGCACCCCAATGAAAAATAGAAAATGCTCAATGCTCAATGCTCAATGGTCCCTTCTGCGCAGAATCATTGAGCATTGCTCATTGGGCATTGCTCATTTGCTATTGCCGATCCTGCTGCTGAGCGGCTCGCTCCGCGCGGCGGACCAAATCATCACCGCAACCGTCGTCGTCACCAACACCCCTGCCCACAGCGACACCATCACCGTCAACGCCGTCGCGCGCACCTGGACGACACAGCCCGTCACGACGCCAGCCACGCAGATCGGCATCACCAACTCCATCGGTGCCAACGCGACGAACCTGTTCGCGCAGTCTGCCGCTTTCCCGTTTTCGAGCCTGCAACTCACGCGCAGCGGAACAAACGGCATTGCGCTGACGACCCTGCTCAACGGTGCTCTATCGGTGACGTTATCGGGAACCTGGGGAACGGTGAGCTATTTCACCAATACGGTGACGCCACTCCAGGTCATCCGCGTCCCGTTTGCCGGCGTGCCAGGCGTCGGGAACCGGACGAACCAAGCCAGCCTGTTGGTTCTCGGGATTGACGATTATTCGACAAACAGTTTCCAGCCGGGCTCGATCGCAATGGCCCTATTCACCGACCTGTCCACCTTCCAGGAACTCACCGGCATCAAACTATTCAGCGGCGGCCTGCAGTTGAGCAATGCGCTCTCGGAAATCATCGGGCCGACCGAGTTGCGCGCCGAAACAAATAGTCTGGTGCGCTTCATAAACGGGGCTAGGCTTGAAATCTCCACAAACGCGATAGCGCGCTTCTACGACGGCGCTGTGGTCCAAGGCACGGTCGCCGGCTCCGTGCTCACCAACTGGGATTTCAACTACGTCGCTGGCCCTAATACCGTTGTTCGCCGGGACGACCTGACGAACATGGTTGCCGATTTGATTCTGAACCCGTCCCCGCTAGCGACCGCGACCGTAACAAACCTGACGGCTTACGGCGGGACAAACTCGGATATGGTGCTGACCAACTCGACGTTCAAGCAAAGCACGTTCGCCCAAACAAACAAGTTCACTGGCGACATTAGCTTCGCTCAGAGCATCGTCACGACGCTGGCCAACGGGAACAACTCCGGCCTGGACTTCGGCACCAAGACCTACATCAAGCTCAAGGCCGGGCCATCGGCAGCGTTCACCATTTGCGGGATCCAAGCCGCCGCGCGCGACGGGCGCACGCTGATAATCGATAACGTCACCGGGCAACCCTGGACCATCGCGCACCAGTCCGGAACCGACGCGACCCCGGCCAACCGCATTATCACGCCGACCGCTACAGATTTGCTGTTGCCTATGGGAACGGCCGTTTGCCTGATTTACGACGTCGACGTTTCTCGCTGGAAGGTTATTTGGTCGAGTGGCCTCACAACCGTTCTGACCGCGACAGCGGCCCTGAATTTTGGCAACACGCTTGCGCAAACCAGCTCGGACTTGACGATCTCGCTCACCGGGGCCAACGACGGCGACCTCGTGCAACTCGGCGTCCCGAGCGTGGCCGTCAACGCGGACAGCTCATACTCGGCCTGGGTGTCCGCCGCGGATACCGTGACAGTGCGCTTTTCAAACTTCTCCGTTGGCGCGATCAACCCGGCCTCGGGGACGTTCCGAGTGGCAGTGACGAAATTCTAAAGGTAGGACGGCTCGCGCTGCGAGCCGGTCGCCTCGCAGCGCGAGGCGACCCACCTTGTGAAACTCGGGCTCGGATTTACATTGTAAGTAATCCTTATCAGGTAGATTCTCCACTCTAATGCGGTCAACCCCGCGATAGACACTAATTTTATGGCAAACGAAATCACGTTCAGCAGCCGCATCGCATGGTCGCGGGGAGGCGAAGCGGTATCAATGACTGCGGGCGACACTTATTCCCAGATCGGCAACTCGGCTTATGGCGCGATCCAACTGATCGGACTGACCAGCGTTGCAGTCTACATTGCGCCCGCAGTGACCGACCCATGCTTCGTCGCGTTCCGCAACGAAGCTCCTAAGGTCAATGTCGCCACCGGTATTCCTCTGGTGCAAATTTATCTCGGAATCGTGACGCCGATGACGAGCATCGTCGCGACCATCGTCCTGGATGGAGGCCAAGGAATTGTGGTGCCAAACGGCGGCATCGTTTGGTATGCGCTTTCGACTGCCGCGCTGACCCCATTGGCCGTAGTCGCCGTCGACCGGTAAGCCAAAGCCTTTTATGGCTGAATCCATCATCGGCGCTTTTCTGGGGCTCGACGAGAGTCTCCTCTTGTCCATGCGGACTCAGTGGCTGGATTGTCTGACGACCATCGCCGCTGGACATCAGTCCGTCAGCATCGCCGGCCGCCAATACACCCGGGCGAACCTGATGGAAGTCAAAATGATCATCGCGGAAATCAATTACGCGCTCCGCGGCGGGACTGGTAATTTTTCCGCTGGCGGCAGTTTCAGCGGCGGCAACAGCGTTCCATTCCCGTCCTTTTCCGCCCCGACCACCTTCGCTTCGTGAGGCCGCACCAGAACGCGAAGCTTCCTACCGTTCCGAAAACTGTTGGAGAGTTGCCCGTCATGCCCGTCATTGCTGGCGTGTTATCGAAGCCAGCGCAAGTGGGCGACAAAAACATCGCGCCGACCACTACCGCTGCCGAAGATGATGTCAGAAAGGGCCAGCGCTTTGTCAATCTGATCTGGGAAACCATGCAGGCGACAATCGCGGCCAGCGTTGTCGGCGCCACTATTTACGTTTCAAGTAGTATTGCCCTAATGATTCTCAAATCGGAATCCAGCGACAAACAAGGAGCAGCTTCATTCACTGCATTTATGCTGATCAGTAATCTTGCAAGTCTGATCGTGGGCTTCTACTTCGGGCGGACGAACCACCAAAAGACCGGCGGAGTCGAAACCGGAGACACTGGAAGATGAATCCTTGCGGTTGGACATAGAATGTCCTATGGTCTCCTTATGCAAACTTTCCACCACCCAACTCCACACCCACTACCGCCACCGCATCCACACCCGCACCCCAGGCCAACGCCCCCGCGGCCTCATTTCCCATGACAAACCTCGAAGAGATTCAGGCCAAAATCAAAGCGAAGTGGGATCTCACAACCAATGACTCGGCCAAACAAATCTACAGTTCAGTTTACGATCTGGCCGGTGAAGTGATCCGGATCGACCAAAAATCCGAGGCGCCTGGCGGACCGATTCCCGACCAAATAACGAACCTCAAGATCGAAAACGCGAATCTCAGAGCGCAACTCGGCGCGCTCAGTGAGATGGGGGATATTGTCGAAGGCACGCGCACGGCGTTGCGACAGCGGGAAGAAGCGCCGGAAGAGGACAAGACCGGAAAGCGGCTGCCGGTTTACGCGGCTAGGCTGATGGCCGAATTGGACCGGTGTCGAGGAAGGTAAAACAATTTTATGACAAAGGGTTTACTGTTTTGGCTAATAATGTTCGCGTGGCTGCTTTTTGGCCTTTGGGCATTCTGGCCTTCCGGCGGCGGCACCTTTCGACCCATTGGCTTCAATGGCCTTCTGTTCGTCTTGTTGGCTCTACTAGGCTGGCAGGCATTCGGAGCTGCTGTGAAATGAAGCTTTCCCTAGCGCTGCTGTGCGTCGGTCTTTGCTCCTGTTCCTCGGTGACCTACAATCGCAATGAAGCCAGTGGTGAGAAAGTTTCGTTCAGCGCATCCAGCTTGTTTACCCGCAAAGCCATCAAGGACCTTGAATTTGAAACCGGGGCCAATAGCACGCGCAGACTGAGGCTCAAGGGCTACAACGATAATCAGACAGAAGTAATGCAAGCCGCAATCGAAGCAGCCCTTGCCGCTTACATTCGTCAGCAACCGCCAATCGTAGCAGTTACCAACACTTCAAGACCTTGAAAGTATATATCGGACCTTGAAAGCATATATCGGCATCAACGAACGTTACCCGGACTTCCAACTGGAAACGAAAACCCCGGCGAACAACGAGGTCGAAGTATCTCCGGCCACTCTGGTTCGCTGGAAGAAAGCCATTGCCGACTACAAAAAAGTGCAGGCCGAAATGAAAAAAAAGGTGGACCCGAAACCACTTCCTTCGACTGCAAAAACATCCTCAAACCGCAAATAGGACCAATCTTTGAAAAACTTGGGCATCTTCCTATTTGCGGTCTTCTTTTCCGGATGTGCGTTTGCCGGAATGCCGCAACCTAAAACGGTCAAAGCTATTTGGGACCCTTACGAGAAGGCGGCCGGAACTTCCAACCTCGTTTTCACACTCTACAAAAGCACCTGGCTGGGAACCGTGGCCACTCCGTGGAAGAAAACGGCTATCGCAGTCTGGCCGCGAACCAACGTCACTTGTTTGGCAATGCCTGGGATCTGCTATTTTCGCGTGACGCTTACCTCGGCGCCTTACGGCGAATCGGCACCCTCGAACACGATCACCAATCTCGTCCAATGACACTTATGGTCCCGAGTCCCGAGTCCAAAGTCCCGAGTCGCAAGACCCGACCCGGGACTCGAGACCCGAGACCCGGGACTTGTTGCCTCATTTTCCTTCTGTTGTTCGGCCAGTCCGTAAGCGCTCAACTCATCGTCAGCTTCACAGGTGGAGATCCGTTGTCCGTCGGTCCTGGGACCGCTGGCTATAATTTCACGATTGGTCAGCAGCCCTACACGGTGAACGCTCTCGGAGTTTGGGACGAGTCCGGCACGGGCTTAAGCACCTCGCACACTGTTGGAATTTGGGATGTGACCAGCCGCAGCTTGCTCGCTTCGGCCGTCGTGTCGCCGAATGGATCCACAGACCTCAATGGCTTCTGGTATGTGCCTGTGGTTCCGCTCACGCTCCAAGCCGGCGTCACCTATCGGCTCGGAGCCCAATACGCCGACGCCGACTTTGATTCGGCTCGGGGTAACGCAACATCCGTCGCGGTTGACCATGGAACTTTAGGCGACGCCTTTTTGTCCAGCGGCACAGGGTTCGAGTTTCCTGACGTAAATGTTGCCGGGGCAAACGCGGGATTTTTCGGGCCGAACGCCGCGTTTGTCGCAGTCCCGGAACCTGTAAGCGCATCGGTTGCGAGCGGATGTCTGCTGCTTGCTTTCGCGTGGCTCCGGCGCGTTTTCAAACCATCATCATGAGCAAATCAAAAGAACCCGTCATGCGCCCGCACCCGGGCGAAGGTAACCTCGATAGGTTGGCGAAATTGATTTCAGAGCCGATCCAAGAGATCGCATGTGAATTGAAACGATTTGGTTCAGATGCCGAAGAGCGACGGGCATTGAGACGCATTGAAGAGAAGCTGGACCGGCTAACTAAGGCGTTTACCGCAATGCAGGAGGACAAGGCCAAGATGCAAAAACTCTTTGACCTTGTGGACGCTCAACAGGAGAAACTCAAACAACTTTCTGCATAAAGCAGAAAAAGGCGGGGGTTGCTTTCCGTTCCTCGGGCACCTGTCTGAAAATCCAGAGGGACGATTTCAAAACGAAAGGGTCGACAAATTATGGCATCCAAAACTATAGATGACGTGCTGGCATTGGTTACTGAGGAAGACACAGTGGTTGATGGGGTGGCGGTCTTTATTGCAAACCTCAAGCAGCAAGTGATCGACGCTGCGGCTGGAACTCCGGCACAACAGGCGGCAATCGCAGCGGTATTCGACAAGTTGACGGCGCAGAAACAAAAATTGGCAGAAGCAATTGTGGTTAATACTCCACAGGCATAGTCCTACCTCGTCACATCCATTCAAGAGGAACCGTCGCTTCAACGCGGCGGTTTTTCATTTTCATCAGGGGGCAATGCGCAGGTTGGTCGGTGGTGGATTGATTGTAACCAGCGGGCCCTGATGATTGTAGGCGCCGATGTCCCAGGCCGCGCTTGTGGGTCGCGCGCGTCCATCGAAATCATCCGAGAAACCAGCCAAGACTGCCCCCGCGCTAAGCAATGGCGAACCGGCTGCCAAGTGAAAGTCGTGGCTTGTTAGATTCACCACGGCGGCGCTGGCCGCGGCTGCAGTCAAGTTCAGCGTGTGCGGCCCTTCGCTGGGTGAATCCCAGGTGCCCCCGCTCCAGGCGTTGTAGTCGGAAAGGACGCCGGTGGCGTTGGCGTGCCCGGATGGGCTACCGACTTTGAAACAGAAATTGTTCTTCTGGAAGCAGCCCGTCGCGTTGGCGCCCATCGAGACGCCGTATTGGCCGACGTTCCAGACCGTGCAGTTATAGATGGCGCAGTTGCTCAGGCTGTGGCCCTGGCTGGCTCCGACCAGGATGCCAAGGTCGGTGTTGTAGACCACGCAATTACGCACCGTCAGTCCGGAATGGCCCCACAGCGAAGTCGCCGTCGCGCCGTCTGTCGTTGCTGTCATGGCTCGGCCGCCCTCGCTTGCAATGAGCGGCAGGTCGTGAATCAACACGCGCTCGACCAGGTTGTCTTGGTTCACGGCGATCGCCGTTTCCGGCAGGATGATCCCGAAGCCGTTGATCCCAAAACTGATTTCGCCATCCACAATGTGCAGCCCGGTCAAGCCGTGCTTGCAGTCGATGCTGTCGCCCTGTGCCCCGTTGGCGCCGGCGCCGTAGATGTAAAAGTTCGTGATCAGAATCCCGCTGTGCTGGTTTCCGTGGGCCAACTGGAACGCCGGCGTCGCGTCCGGGTTGATCGCCCCCAGATAAAGGGCTTCGCCCGTCGTGTTGACGATCCGGAAATCGCGCAGCGTGATGTTCGTGCTCGGCCTAGCGATCATCTGCGAAGAGCTGCTGTCCGGGTAGGACGTGTAAAGCAACGACAGCCCCGGCCCGTCGCCGGTGATGTCGTGGATATAGTTGTGCTCCCAAACAAAGTTGTCGCCGGCAAATGAACTTCGAGCCACGTTTCCGGTGATTTCAAAACCGCGCAAGGTGACGTTGTCCTGTTTGCAGCCCACCTTGTAACTGGCCCCGCTCGTCCAGGCCGCGCCGCCGGCGCCGTGCTGGTCCCAATACAGCGGCCAGTTCGCGCCGGTGCCGGGCTGGTTTGCCGCGCTGGCCAGGTGCGAGCTGATGCAGTAGTAGGTCAGCCCTCCGCTCGATACGATGTCGTTGCCGTCCCGGCGTTCCCAGCCAATAGCACAACTCCCACCACCCGTCAGCCGGAATACCTGGTGGTTGGTGAATGCGACCGCGATGTTGCTCTGCGGGTTGGCTCGCCAGGCTGGGCTGGTCAGGCTCGCGTTGTAGAACGAGTAACCGTCCATCGTCAGCCGGTTGGCTGTGTAATCGGACCGCTGAATGTGCAAATACCACGCCCTGGATTGCTGCGTCTGGTCAGCCTTGAGCGCCGACAGGAAAACCGTTACCGGCCCGGCGGCGAGCGAAGCGTTGATCGTGGTCCACGTTCCAGCGGTCAGCGAAGTCCAGGGCTGACTCGCGGTCCCGCTTTGGGCTCCGGTCCAATCAGGGTCAACATAAAAATCAGTCTGAGCTGCGGAATGAAGAACGGTCACGCCGAACAATAAGCCGAACAATCCAAAGAAATTTCTCATTGAGAGCAGGATACCACGGTCAAACTCGCAATCCAGCAGTTCGCGCGTCCAATGGGCTTGGAACACTGCACGCTTCCGCGTGGCAATAGCCCATGGTGGTATTCACGTCGACGTGGCCCATGGCGCTCTGCAGCGCTTTGATGTTCACACCGCGTTCGAGCGTGTGGGTGGCATAGGCGTGGCGCAGTTCGTGGGGCAGAACCATGATGCCAATGCGGCGGCGGGCGGCTTTGATAGCCCGTTGCACGTTTGCTTCGTGCATCCTGTAACGAACCATCTCGCCGGTGCGCGGATGTCTGCACGGCCAACGAGCCGGGAATAGCCAGGCCCACGGAAGGGCAAATTGATACTCCGGATATTTCTTGGCGAGCTGATGAGGCAGCGCAATGGGCATTTTCATTTCGACATCGCGCTTCCAAATCATCCGGGCGTAATCGAGTTGAAGTTTCAGTTCCGGAGCCAGCGAACAGGGCAAGGCCACCACCCGGTCTTTGCGGCCCTTGGCGCCCATGATGAAAAGCCGGCCCTGAGCGAATTGGATGTCTTTGACACGCAGATTGAGCGGCTCACTGACCCGCAACCCGCAGCCATAGAGCAGCCGCGTGACGAGATTGTTCGGATACCCAGGCGCATCACGCACCTCGGCAATCAGGGCTTGAGTCTCTTTAACGGTGGGCGCATGGCGCAGATGCTCGGGCCGGGTCGCGCGCAAGGCATCGACATTCTTGATCGGTTGGCCCAGCACATCCTTGTAAAAGAACACGATGGCATTGAACGCCTGGTTCTGAGTAGAAGCGGACACGTCATGCTTGAGCGCCAGTTCGGTGAGGAAACGTTCGAGCTTTTGCTCACTCGCCAGCGTGTTCGGCATCTGGCGAACCGCATCGATGAACCGCCGCAGCCAATACAAATAAATGTCCTCCGTGGACAGCGCCTTGTGCTGGCGCCGGATGACTTCGCGGGTCTTCGTCAAGGCTTCTTCGTATTTCATAAGTTGGCTGGGGGTTGATGTTTGTGATTTCTGATAAACGAACATGTGTAGCTTAATCACTGTTAGGCGCAGTTCACGGACGTTTCGGTTCGTCGGGTTCGGCCCACATCGCTGGGCCTTTGACCACCCAGTGCAAATTTGTCCCGGCGCTGTTGTTCGGGTATCGTTTCCAGTCGAGTGCCCGTCCCACAAGGAGCATCGGCGAGTCCTCGAAGCACCCGTCCTTCGTCCACTGAGTTTCTATCACGCCGATGCGGTTTGTCCCGGCATGGATAGTCGCGGTGCAGTCGTAGTGCGGCTGACCCAGTGGATTTGTCAGCGGGACACTATAGGCGTTGGTGCTTTTCAAGTGGTAGCTGACCGTGTAGATGATATTCGAGACCTCGATGGTCCTCTCCTGTTTCGGAAGCGGCTGGTCGGCGCCTAACCATTCGATGATTCCAACAGCCGCAAGCCCCACCGCGATTGTGAGCTTTGTTTTCATTCTCAGTTAGACGGGATTTCTCGGCGGCTGTGGCATATCTCCAGCGTTAGGCGAACAGAGAATGTCGATGAATCGCTCCGCCGTTTTCTCCGTCCAGTTGCGTCGGCCAAGCTCCAAGTCAGACACGAAAGGCGCGGACAGTTTCAGCCGTCTCGCCATTTCCCGCAGTGATAGTTTTGCTTTCTTCCGAGCCTGCCGGAAGAGGTGTCCGGTGGTCTCATGATCTACTTCCCGAACCATGCGATAGACGATTCCCACATCAATCCGCCTAACCATTCGCTGATTCGAACGCCGGGCGTGCGGCTCGGTTTCAATAGTGGCTGGTTGGTTCCGGCGTCGCATACCTCAATCGTTCGGTGCCTTGCGTTGGGCAGTTCTCACTTTGCGAACGAACTCCCGCTCATCAGGTAGCATCGGGTGGTCGCGGCAGACTGGATCGCCCGCTTTGAACCATCGCCGGCCCGTCTTCAGAATGAACATGCTTTTCCGAAAGTCCGACGCCTTGAATCGCACCACGCAAGTCCAGTGGTATTTCGACCGCCGTCCGCACAGCAAGCACGGAACCGTTTCCTTGTACTCGACGAAGCGCACGCAGGCGGTGGTAAGCGGACTGAACATCGGATTCGCCTTAGCCTCCATATATCTGCGTGGGACGCCATTGTCATCAGTCCGCAGGGACGGCCCCGAACCACTCTCTGGAGCAGACGCGAGTTGAGTCTTGGCCTTTTTCATATCGTTGGTCCGCGCTGCTCAGTTCAGTCGTTCTGTGACTTTTAATCAGGTCGGAAGCTATCGGGCATTATCCACCCTTCACAAACGTCACCTCGATCACGGTTCCAGTAAGCAATGTGCAGCATGGCTCCGACAGCATCCAACACCCTGCACGGACACGATCTTCCACTCCCGTCAGTGAATTCCCCGAGCGTTCCAGCCTTCGTCTCAGAACCATTCGCTGATACCAACGCGCCTTTGCGGGCCGGTCGGCTACTCGGACGTTTTGTTTTGGCGCGTGGCATACCTCAGGCGTTCCCTGACTTCGCCTTTCGGCGTTTCGGACGTTTGGTTTTCGGGCGCCCTCCGAGTTTGCCGTTGTCCCGCGCTGCACGAGCCTTCGCCGGGGAGGATACGCCGCCCATCAGCGCACCGATGTTTATTTCGCGTCCGCAGTGTGGGCAGTTCATTCGGCCTCCACAGCATCCGACCAGCGCGGTTCAATCTTGTCGTCGTCAGGTCCGAGGTACATACCCGACGAGGTAAAATAGTCGGACACGTTGTATCCCTCCATTGTGCTCAGCGGGGTGCCGTCTGCATCTACCCAGCCGGCGGCCTCGACCTCTACATAGATGAGGTTTGCATCTTCCTTTGCGATCTGCCGTGCTACGCCAGCGGTGACGATGCCTCCGTCGTCGAGTGGGTTGGCGTAGCAGTGAATGGTGAGTTGGTCGCGCTCGGCGAGGCGAATGGCGTCTGCTCCAGTGATTTTGTAGGTGTTATTCATGTCCACAGAATAACCTAACAGTTGGGTTATGCAATGAGAATCGCAAACTATTTTTCGGCCAGTCAGGGAACCATTCGCTGATGCCAAAGCGCCTGAACACGCTGGTTTCAGTCGTGACTGCTGGTGTGGCGCTTGGCATACCTCAGGCGTTAGGTGTCCTCGCGTTTGGCGGTGTGACGTTTCCGCCGAGCCGCGGCCAACTGCTTGCGCCGGAAAGCACGCTGAGCGGGGGTGAGAGTTTTGGGGACGCCCTTTGCCAGTCGTCCGAGGGCTTGTGCGGCGCGGTTCATGCCGAGACCTCTGTTTCGATCTCCTCAATCGATGCGTGGCCGGGGATTAGGATGTTGAGGCCGCGCATGAGCCTGTCGGCCGTGGCTTTGTCCATTCGCATCGCCGCCGATTTGTCGGTTGTCCAGTTACACGCCAGTCCGAGGTCCCGATCGTTGGATGCGTAGGTGCCCTTTTTCGTTTTGATGATGCAGGTCGTTTTCATGTGCTCAATCTACAGGAAAGCGCTTTCCTGTCAAGCACCGTTTCAACATTCCTCCGAACACCTAACAAATCGTTGCAGAGGACGGCCCAGAGCCGCCGCCTCTGAACTCATCGTTAGACGACATTCTCGATTCCTAGATGCGTGGCTACCTCTTTGAGTATTTCGAGTTGGGCGAACGTGCATTCCTCAGCCGGGTCTTGCACCAAATCCGAGAAGAAAAGCAGCACGCGCCGCTTGGATCGTTCGGAAAGTGGATCGAGTGCTTTGACGATGTTCGTTGCTGCCTCGCTGATTTTGAGCGCCTGTTTGGTTTGCTCTGAGTAAGTGGCCATGTCGTCTAATCAATGTTCTGTGATTCCAAGGCAGAGCTGTATTTTATCGCCGCCTCAGCTAGTGACCGCCAATTGGAAAGGTGCAATTCGAGCCAATACATTTTAGGATGCACCGTTTGGTCCCGGCCCCATTGATGGGCGAAATCGTTCGCCGCTTTCATCAGCACTCCCTCGGCTTCCATGATAACTGCTGCACGTTCAGGAATCACAGAACCAGTCGATGAAGGTAATTCACTTAGGGTTTGCTCCAACGGCTTGGCCAGTTTTGCGAGCCTGTCGTTCTCCTGCGTCCCTCGTCTTATCGGTAGATCGTTCATACCTTATCTCCAGCGTTCGACAATTTGTGACGATGGCAGATCAAATTAAATCTGTGCTTCCCATGCAATTCGTAAGCTCCAGAGACCATCTCGGACGTGCTTCGCCGGCTGCGTATCCTGCGACCACAGATCGAGCAGCGTGCTTCCGAGTAGCCAAAGAGCTTTATTATTTTGATGATCCAGCCACCAATCTTGGGCTTTGGGGTCCGGCGTCGCATACCTCAGGCGTTCCGCGTCATCTGTTTCAGGCTTTGCTCGTATTCAAATTCCGCCTCGCGCGCTTCTTTTAGGACGATATCCAGCACCCGGCTTATCCTTTCTGGCCTTGCCTTGAAGCGCAACGAGAGGTTGGGCGCCTCGATCCGCACTTCCGCGAAAGACGCCGAACCAAGCGCCGCACCTGAGCCCGGCGGTTCACTTATGTTGTCACTCTTAGCTTTCATACCTCGATCGCTTTGCGCTGCGTCCCAGCGCGCACGCTGGCGGAAACGATTGGGGTCGCGGTGATACCTTTGACTTTCACACCCATCTTGAGCAACTCCTTAATTTCCGAGATGCGCGGCTTGATATCCACGCACGTCGGATGCGACCGGGCCAACAGCCATGCATCGACCACCTCGATCGACCAATCGCTTTTGATAATCTGCCCATCCGCGCGCACCGCGGTTGCAATCGGCAAATCAGCTGCCTGCCGATTGAAATGTTCATTCACCGCATCCAGCGCCTCATGGCTGTTAGCGGCCGCCAGCGATTTCTGCCGATCGATCTCGATTTGTTGCGCCCGCGCGGCCGCGGCCTCCTGCTCATTCCTGGCCGCCTGCAAACGCGCTTGCGCGGCTTTGGCCTCCTCCGTCAACCGCTGTTGCTCGGCCCGTTCCGCGTCGATAATTCGCTGCTGCTCCGCCAGACGTTCCTTCTCCAGCTTCTCCTCTTCGAGCCGTCGCGCCGCTTCCGCCGCGCGCACCTTGGCTTGCTCAAGAGCGGCGAAATTACCAGCCAACTCCGACACGCGCACCAGTTCAGCTTGCAACTCGGTGACAAACCCGCGCGCCGCCGAGTCAATCGCCCGGCCATACTCCAGCACGGGCTCCTTAGCCTCCTTCCGCGCCTTTTCCACCGTGGAAATGATGAGCTTCAACGCCGTTTGCGCATCCACCGCCACCTGATTCTCCGCGGGATTCGTGACCCTGCCAATCAGCGCCGCAAACGTCAGCGCATCCTCCTTGAGCCTTTCCGCTTCCGGCGAAAAGGAAATCTTCAAATTCGCATCATCCCGAACAAGAATCGCGCTACTCATATCAAAACAGAAAGGTAGAACTCCTCGCGCAGGTAGAACTCCTCGCGCTTGCCTGTGAGGTAGAATTCCTCGCGCTGCGAGGAATAGCGCCGCGCAGAGCGGCGCCACCCAATGTGCTCATACCGCTACCCCCTTCGTTTCCGCCAACCCCTTCAAAAGCCCGCCCTTGGCCCGAATCAGCCGTTTGCACACATCCGTCGGCACATCCGCAAACCCGCCGAGCGAATCCCCGTCTGCAATGTTCCCCGTCGCCTGCCCCCATTTCAGGAGATCATCAAACGAAAACCCGCCGCCAATGACCAATTCCTGCAACGAATCCTGAACGGTGTGCATCGGTTGTTCACCAGCGGCCAGCTTGTGAACTGGTTCAGCCGCCGGCACGGTCGTAGCCGGTTCATCCGCCACCTGGCGCGCCGGCGCATCAAACGGAATATCATCCTCGCCACCTGGATCCTGAGCCCCGCCTTGGACATACGAGCCCCTGCCATCTGGCTCCTGATCCACCAGCGGGTCCGGTATCAGCGCCCCATCTGCGCGTTCAATCGCGTCCTGGATTTCCGGTTCCAAATCCAGCCATTTGGCAGCACGCCGAAAAGTCGTTTTCTTCCACATCTCCGGTTCGCTCTGCCGATCCGCCCAGACGCTGGTTTTGACCTTCCCCTTCTTGAAGGCTTGCCACCCCGAAGATTTGTCACGCACGAGATAAATTTCTTCCTTGCCCATGACCTCGCACTTTTCGCCACCGTCCTTGAACCGGATCAGCGAATAGGCGGCGTAAGGAGTTCCGCGCGGTTTCATGAAATCGACCTTGTGTTTCTTGAGTTCGCCGCGGTCATATTCAAACTCATCGTTCTCGCAAACGACATCCGCGTGGATGCTGGCCACCGAGCCCGATCGATATGCCAGGGCGGCGAGCCCTTTGTAGTCCGCGATCCCCTGGCATTCGTAGCAATTCAACTGCGAATTCCAGTAAGGGATCAGGTGAAAGCGCCGGCCGTCAGGTTCCAAGCCAAGCTCGGAACACGTCATAAGCGCTTTCATCACGCTGGCCCAGGAACATTGGGCCAGCTTCGGAATGCGCGTGAGCGCCGTCAGCGCGACCCGGGTGAAGCGATCGGCCGTCAAATGTTTGGGCAGCGTCAGCGCGACTTGCTGCCGGAAGTAATCGCTGGTCAGCCAGCTCTTGACCGTGCGGGGGATTGCGGGGGCGGTTGGTTTTTGTAGTGTTTCGGTGCTCATATTTTGGATTTGCTAACAGTCTGGTTTTTTTTTTGACTTGGCGATCTCAGTCAAAATCCTGATCGGCGCCATGAGTATCAATTAACAGATCCTGTGGCCAGAGTTCGGGAATACCGAGGGGCCTCTCCAGACCAGCCAGCCCGGCTTTTTTCAGCTTATCTTTCTCCTCCGAGGACATCGGTGACCCAGCAGCTCGCCGAATACCAAAATTCCCATCTTCGAATGACCAAACATTCCTCCTCAACCAATGTGAAAAACCCAGCTTCAGCCATCCGCTCCGCCCGATTACATCGAACAAATCCGCAAGTCCGTTGAGTTCTTCGATTTCTGCATGGTGGAGCGAGCGCAACAATCGTTTCTCAGCTTCATCCCGTTTAGGATGGCAGATTTCACACAGAACCTGATAGGCGTCATTGGGGTATTCCCAAAGCAGTAATCCTTTCTGATAATAGCTATGATGCACATGCAGTTGTCGAAAATCTGAGTAACACTGTTGGCACCAAAACGACGCGAGATTCATCAACTCAAGCCTTTTCTTCTGCCAAAGCGGATGCTTCAGTTGTTCAAAGTAAGTCACGCCCCGGCCTTTCTCGCTTCGGGCGCCGAATCGTGGACAAATTGGCCGGTGGTTTTATCGAATGTCGCCCGCGCGCAGCTACGCCCCAGTTCCATCAAACGCCGGCACGTCGGGCAGCGGTGCTTGCGGCGCTGGCGGGCTTCATCAATCCGGTCTTTTGCTGCCTGTAGAGTTTGGCTTTTCATCGTCTTTTAGTGTCGTCCTCAATGCTGAAATTGGAGCAAGAAATCCGGGCGATAATGGCATTCAACGTCCGTCTGAGCTTGAACTTGGTTCTGTAGGCTTCGCCAGAGTCGGCGACGATTCGCCCTCGGACGATCATGCGCCAGCGGAACCCGTTGTTGGCGTCGCGATAGATTTGGATCTTCATCGTCAGAGAGTTCATGTTGTCATCTCGCAATCTTGGCAGAAGGCCGCCGTCATGCGGCGCCAAGCTTTCGTTTCGTGTTCATTGAGGGGCATGTCGCACTTTGAGCAGCGGCGGGGCTTTTCAAGGAACAGTTCGATCACCGTTTTTTGCTGGTCGAGCCGGCGGACTTTGACTTGTTCCGTTTCGAGGATGATCCGCCACGGTTCGTCACCAGGTATGAGCCCAGCGTGGCGTAAGCCGTCGAGTAAATCCTTGACGCTGCCGGCGAAATTGTCTGGATCAAGCGGTCTGACGCGATGGCCAACAATGCGGATTCGAGTGCGCGAAAAGCCTTTTGCTTCTCGTGATATTGCTGAGCCCAATGCTGCCGCTTCGTAACGTTCAGGCTTGGGGTCAGGTAGTTCAGTTCGAGTGTGAGTTTCATTTGGACAATTGAGTTCCACGGTTGCCGCCGGTGCGTTGGGGAATCGCTTGATGCATTTCGCGCGGGTCATGGGTGACTGGGTTCAACTTGGCATTGCGCAACGGAATGGATTTTTTGTTTGCCGGTGAACGGGTCGAACACCTGGCATCCGCACTTCGGGCAAGTTTGGTCCGGCGCTTGCGGTTCGTCGTCGTCCCGCCAATCCAAGCAAACCAGACAAAGGTTTGGCGACGGGCTCTTGAGAATGAGGTTCCCGCAACAGCGACAGATCATAAATTTACGCTCTTTCCCATGGTTCGAGAAATGGCCAGCCGAGAAATTGGAACAGGTCTTCCTCGCTCGTGATCTCCCTGGCCGACCCTGATCGACTGAACCCGTCCCCATACGGATGCCACATCCAGCCCAGCTCGCGCGCGCGTTGCGCCACGCGAATGTTAAAGCTCGCCGGGCCGGTTCGGCACACCAAGTAGTTGAACCAACAGCGCGCATCCGTAGCGAACAGGTCCACCGGGATCCCGCTGGGACAATGGCGCAGCAGTTTGTTCTTTGGGCCGAAAGTCTCCGAGCCATTGACATTAAGGCGCCGTTCGAAAACTCCCGCGCTTTCCAGCCATACGATCGCTCTGGCCGCCAGATCGGTAGGTTCCTCGAACAGTTTGCCCTCGGGAATTGCCGGGCCGATCTTTGGCACATACACAATCTCGATATCCCCGACGCGCGGCAGGCACCGCCGGAGACTCCCGGCAATGGCGACCCGTTCGCAGGCTGGTTCGAGAGCTTCCACCAGCGCCATGGCCGCCCGCATCGCCTTAGAATAAGTAAATTTATCACTCATGGGCCGTGAAACCCGTAGTCCATCCATAGTCCACAACTGGTCACCAATATGGCCTTTATGCCCTCCAAGGCCGATTCGGACATGGCCGAAACCCCAGCATTTAGGCCATAATCGCCATATTGCGTTAGTGCGAGTGTTGGCATGATGACTTCGGATCAGAAGGTTACAGGTTCAAGTCCTGTCGGACGCACCATTTCTAAAGGGTTCATTGGGGGTCGCGTGTCACTCGGTTTGGGACGTAGTCCATTAGTAGTCCACGAACTCCACGAAACACAAGACGGATGGATTGCGGCGCTTGGCCATCCTCAAAGTGGCAGGCTACTGCTTTGCCCACGTTGTCTTGAAGCTCGCCTAGGGTGAATCCATGCGTGGTGATGCCCCCTTTGCCATCCGGACTATCCCACGAAGCGACATAGGCTCCGCTACATTCTCGTTCTACAATCAATGTGATTTCTTTCATTAGCCTTGCCCGGCGTTCGCCTTGATGTGGTTTTCCAATTCGCTCTTGCTGATGAAAAGCAACTTCCCGTGACGATAGGAACGCAAGCCGTTCTTGATGCACTTCCTAACGGTGTTCGGCGACATGCCCACGCTCGTCTTTGACAGCGAGATTTTGAACAGGTCGAAGCTTACCGGGGTCATGCGCGTGGATTCACCGTGTTGTGCTGCTTGAGTGCAGCGATTACAGAGGGCACGTGGAACCGGACGAAATGCCCGATTTTAACATACGGGATTGTGCGGTTCGCTTGTTGCTCTCGAATCCAGCGGAGACTCGGACGGCTGTCTTCGTCGAAGAGGGCTTCAAGAAGACCACGGGCGTCAACGAGCTTCATTGGTTGGTTCATGTGATAACGGTTCGCGAGCGCTCAAGCCAGGCTTCGATGTCACGGCGGCGAAAGCGAATGCATTTGTTGGTGATCTTGATGAACGGCAGCGAGCGCCTATTTCGCCAGAGCCGGATTGTCCGAGGCGTAATCGACAGGTATTCGGCAGCTTGAGCCTCGGTGAGCAAGTCGGGTTGGTCGTTCGGGGTCATTGGGCTCATCCCATCTGCGCCAAAATGTTCGCCAGTTGCTTTGAGGTAAGCTGGCATGGCTGCATGACTATCAGTTTATGTCCGGACACTCGGAAAGGTTCGTTGAACTGTTTAGGTGCTTGTTTACTCTTCTTGTCCTCCAGGTAAGCGCGCTGCTCGGCGATGCTGCGAATCCGATTGTCCGCGAATACTTGGACGGCTTGGTCCGGTGTTAAATTGCGGACATCTACTTGCAGTGTCTCGCCATTATCGAGCAGTAGTTCCACCGGTTCGATCTCGTGCTTGGCTTGAGTTGCGTAGGGCAACCGAGCAATCCTGCGCGCGCCTGGACCAGTGTTAATCACCCAGGCCGCGCGCACCTTTTTTAATCCGACATCGGCCATGCGTTTGACGAATTCTGGCGTAAGGTCACGATATTTGTCGCAAACCTGATCCACGAATTTCGGGTTTCGCTTCATGGCCTCTGCCGCTAGCTCGCCCGCCTGGAGTAATGCATCCATGCCGCCCAAGAGGAGCGAACCGAACTTTTCGACATCACTTTTATTTATCTCGTCACTCATAGTTTTGGTTGTGTTGGTGGTTCCTGCTCCTGCAGTGCCAGTCCGATGGCGATAAACTTGAAAATGTTTCGGGTCTTTGATTCGGCTGCACGGCGAGTCCGCCGCTTTGCTTTTTCTCGCAGTCGGTTGGCTTCGCTGTGAGTCGGTCGTCTGGCGTGGTAAATCATCCTCCGCGCTTTTTTGCGCTTCAGGAGGCACTTTTTGCAAATCCTACGCCATCTAGGAAGACAAGGTTGGCCACACGAACACAGATGCGTTGGAATTTCCCAGGGACGTGATGTGACTTCGCTTATCACGCCGTTGCCCTCCGTGGAGCCTTGTGTTCCTTGGCGAACTCACCAGCCTCCGCGCGCCTGGTGAACTCGGTTATCGAAGCGTCGGAAACGTATACCCGCCCGGCAATGTTCACCGTTTGAATCCAGCCGTCGCGACGCCAGCGCCAGCCAGTCACGGTGGTTCTGCCGAGTGATTCGATCCACCCCTTGAAGTCACGCAAGCCGTTCGCGTTCACGCCACGGCCTTTCTCTCTTCGGTCTTTGGTTTCCACCGATGCCACGCGGGAGTTGCGTTATCGGGCCACATGCTGATTTTCTTCTGCCCTTGCCAGTTCGGTGGGCGCGAGCCGTAGACCTGCTCGAGCAAAGCAATGCTGGTGATGCCCATTTCTGCCGCGATCTGTGCTTCGGTGGCGCCGTCGCCTCGGCGGCGGGTCGCGTAGAAGCTCCGTAGGCCGTGCGCGGTCCGTTTGGGCAAGCAGAGGTCGCGTGTGGCTCTGCGCAGGGCATGGTTTAGCGAGTCCACACCGATAGTGTTCAAGCCGCGCCCGAGAACAAGGCCGGGGAACCACCAGGGGCTCTCGGGGAGGGTAAGACAATGCCATGTCCGATGGCACCCGAGATAATCCGCGAATTCCTCCGTGATGAGCACAAACGGATTAACGCCGTGCTTGGACCTCGCCAGGAACAGGTGATTCCCCTGGATGAAGCCGGGCTGGTCTTCGTTGGCCGCATCCATGCGCAGCCGGCGCGTCTCGCTAGTGCGGCAGCCGGTGAAGGCCTCGAAAAGCATCTGGAAGCCGATCGATTGGCTGGCTGGCCTTCCGGCGAAGAAATATTCGGCAATCAGATTGAGTTCATTGCCGTCGGCCGGCGCGAACTGGCGGCAGTGCTGGATTCGCTCGGCTTTGCTGGACCTCGCAGGGTTATTCGCACGCAGGCGCGGTCGCCCACTGCGGATAAAGTTGAAGCTCACCCAGCCGTGGCGCACGGCGTAGTTGATGACGTTCGAGAGTGTGACCCAATCCATCTCGACGGTCCGGTTGCCGGTGCCGCGCGCAACTCGTTTGGTTCGCCACTTCTTGTAATCCATCAATGACGGCAGTTTGATGTCGTCGATGGGCCATTTGCCGTAGAACTTTTTCAGGTAGCTAATCCGCGCTTCCTCCAGGCTGACAAATCGCGCGTCGCGCGGCTCACCGCGGCTATTTGGGCAATCCGCACCGATGTAGGCCTCGGAAACGCTCGCGAAATCCTGCCCGCGCGTCAGCGGGCTGCGGCATTCGCCCGAAATCGACCGCCGGTGGGCCACTAGAAGCCCCGAGGCCTCTTCACGTGCGTATTTGAGCTTCAACGCGCGCAGTTTCCGCCAGGTCCGCCGGCCAGCGATCTCCGGACGGATCCAGAAACGTCCGGACTCGTCCTGGTAAATGCCTTCGGCGACGGCGGTGGCTTTCATTTTCTAGCGTCGTTCACTTCGTCCCTGAGTTTCTCGTCACTCAAGCGGTTAATTGTCTCGACCCCGTAGGGGCCAATGAGGCTCCAGATTTTGGCATCTTCCCCGAGCCTGTGTGCAGTGGCGATCGTCAGAATTATGTCGGCATAGCGCTGGTCCCTCTTCCGCTCGATTTTTGAGTAATCGAAAAGGCTCAGCGTTGAAAAGTTGATAAAGACGACAGCAATTCCGCCAAGTAAGAGGCCAGCCAAAAACGGCATAATTCCGTTCTTCATAGTGTCCTCGTTTGTTCGGACGTGTTACCAAAAACAACAGTGTGCCCTTTTTTTGGCCAGAAGCTTTTTGCACGGGACAAGACGCAGTGGCTTGTGGATCGCATGTCGGTCAGATTTGTGGACACGCAAATTTCGGGCATTCCGAGTGCTGAAAGAGCGTGCATGATTGTGATTGTTGGGTGCCTCATTTTTGTTGCTCCGAAAGTCATGAAGCCATTGAAAGTTAGACGTTCCCTCCAGCGGCCTTGCCGGGGTCATAGCGACCGGGCTTCGCCTTTTTGATGCCTTTATCTGGATTGTGTTCGGGTGTGGTCGGGGATTCTCCCCGCCCAACTACTTTGAATCGAATTGGCAGATCCATCCGATAATCATCTTCTTCGATTGCTTTTAGCCCGGCCTGTAAAGCTAAACTCATTACATCAATCACCGATAGACCGGTTCGTTGCGAAATTATTTCGGCGATTTTTTCATCTCCGGAGAAAGGCCGAATTCGAACTGTCATGGCCTTTTTGGGTTTCATTGGCTTCAACTGTAGACTCCCTATTTCCAAATGCAAGAAATTTTGTTGACAATATATCCTTATTGACTTCAACTGGACACATGAAGCTTCAATTGCCCAAAAACAAAAGCCTGAGCACTGCAACAAGGATGCGCCTTTTTACCGTCGACCAGGAACGAATTAAGGAAATTGCAGCATGCTCTATGCACGCTGAAGTGGCGGTTGCCCGACTGGCTGTCAATGCTGGGCTGCCGCTAATTGCTAAGCAGCTAGGTATAAAATTGCATAACGGCGACTCCCCATCAGCATGAAACTAACCTGGCCAGAGCGGGGGTATCTTGCCCTTTGGTATTTCACATTGTTCGGCTTGGGGTGGTTGCTCGCACGCCTGGTGCTATGAGTGACCCCGAACTCTCAACGGTCGTGGCGTCGTTGCGCTTTGAAATTCAACGCGGCTTTGAGGAGTTGACCAACCAGGTCGCCCGGGACCAAAGCCCTTGGATGAGCGCAAACTCAGCCGCGCGGTATGCCGATTGCAGTTCGAGTGCAATCTTCAAGGCCGCCGCTCAAGGCTTCATCACACGCTACGAAACGCCCTTCGCCGGCCCGCGCTTCAAGCGGGACGAAATTGACGCGCTAATCGAGAAATCTAAAGCTTCCAAAATTCCTTCCCTCTCCCACACCCCACAATGTATGCAAAGGTCTTCCGACAAATTTTCGACAGTTCCATAGCCGACGACTACCGCGTAAGGCTTGTTTTTGAAGATTTGCTCAAATTAGCCGATCCCAACGGCGTTGTTGACATGACACGCGAAGCGATTTCTAGGGTCACCAACGTCCCACTGGAACTCGTTAACCAGGGAATCGCTGCCCTTGAGAGCCCCGATCCAAAAAGCCGTTCCGCAGGACATGAAGGCCGACGGATTGTTCTCCTCGACGAGCATCGCGATTGGGGCTGGATTATTGTCAATTACGATCGCTACCGACGGCTCGGCTCAGAAGAACAACGGCGAGAGAATACCAGAACCAGGGTAAAGCACTTTAGAGATAGAGAAAGAGAGAGGGGGGGAGAGCAAGTTGTTGATGTTAAAGCATGTAACGCAGATGTAACAAGCAGTAACGTTTCCCACTCTACATCTTCTTCTTCATTTACCTTAAAGAAAGAGGGGATTGTTAAGGGGGGAAAGAGTCCGAACCCCGGCATTGAAGCGGTCAAATTGCAGGGGGCAAAAATAGGACTGCCGGACATCGAATGCGAGAAGTTCTTCGACTACTACGAAGCCAATGGCTGGCGAGTCGGCAAGAATCCGATGCGACTCTGGACAGCAGCGCTGGCGAATTGGAAACGTCATTGGCTCGAATACTCGACCGAGAGTGCGAGATCTACCGGGCCGCCTCAGCCGAGTGCAGACACGTTCTGGAAGGACAAAGCCCGCCTGGACATGATCGAAAAGGAGATTCAAGCGATCGAAGGCCGTGCCTCGCATACCGCAATGAACATGCTTATCGAACCTCAGGACAAGGACCGATACAAGCGGCTGAAGTCGGAACGCAGGGATTTGAAAGCCAAAATGAAACTCTGATCTATGCCAAAATCTGTGAGCCAAATCCTGCGAGGGGCGTCCAACTATACGGAGAAACTCGACACCGAGCAGTGGCGCGCGTTCAGCCAGGGAATTAAAAGAAAGCAGGGGAACTGGTGCGCATCGTGTCGGCGCTCGGACATTATTCTCAACGTTCATCACATCTTTTATGAGAGCGACCGCGAGCCTTGGGAATACGCCGATGACGAAGTGATCGTTCTCTGCACCGCATGCCATCGCCAGATCCACGAACAATTAAAGAAATTTAGAAAGTTCGTTTTTGCAAAGCTGACGCCGCAAGCTTTTCAAATTCTAAACGGTGCCCTCGCCGTGGCGTATGAAAAATATGACGGCCTGGTTTTCTCTCACGCGCTGGCCGAATTTGTCTGCACGCCCACACTGCTTGAAAGATATGCGAAAGCGTGGGAGATGACTGCCAAGCCGAAAGAAGATCGCCCCTACGTAACAAACGATCCAGTCGTGTTGACGCGAGCCACGTTGAAACAGAAACAAGGGGACCACAAACCCGATTGGAAGAACCAAAAATGATAGAGCCCGCAGATTTTATCCGAGCCGCCTGGCAGCCGGCGTCGGATTTGACAATCGATCGCTGGATCGAACAGAACGTCGAACTCGGTGGCGACTCTGACATGCAGGGCCGCGTCAGTTTTGAGCTGTTTCCAATGGTTCGTTACTTCCTGCGAAAATGCCAGGACCCGGCCGTCCGCTCGGTGACTTTGATTTGTTCGGCGCAATCCACAAAAACTAAAAGCGTCCAGTTTTACCTGATTCATCGGCTGATAAATAACCCGGGCCCGACGATTTGGTATGAAGACACGCAGGAGAGCGCCAAGGAATTTTCCCAAACGCGGCTTTACAACGATCTGCACGGGTGCGAACTGGTTCGCGATAAACTCCCCGCCGACCGGCATCGGCAAAAGTGGGCGCTCATCCAATTCGATGACATGGATCTTTACGTCCTGGGAGCCAACACAAAACGCAATCGCGAAAGAATTGCCGCGGAAGTCGTTCTCTGCGACGAACGCAGAAATTATCCGCGGGGCGCGATGGCTAGCATTCGCAATCGTTACAAAACCTTCCGCCAATCCAAGGAGATTTCGTTCTCAACTGCTGGCCAAGAATTCGACGAACTTCACCAAGGTTTTCTGAACGGCACGATGGTTTTTTTTCATTGGTCGTGCCTGAAGTGTGGGCATCGCCAGCCGTTTCGTTTCGGGCGGAACGCCACGACGTTGTTTCCGACCGCGCGGGAGTGCGGTGGTTTCATTTGGGAAGATTCCAAACTCACTCATCCAAGCGAAAACGTTTGGGACATTCGCGAAGTTAGAAAAACCGTTCGCTATCAATGCGAAAATCCCGGCTGCCGGCGGGAGTATCGAAATTCGGAAAAGCCGCTTTTGATTGCGACGATGAACGAAACGAACGATTTCGGCGCCGTCGAAACAAATTTGATGGCGGCACCCGAACACGTTTCGATGCATTGGAGCGAATTTTACATGCCGTTTGCCGACACTTCCTGGGAAATGACCGTCGAGAAATTTTTGAAAGCGCACGTCACTTTGAAACGAACTCACAACGAAGAACCGTTGAAAGTTGTGGTTCAAGAATCTTTCGGGGAGCCGTGGCGAGTCGACACCGAAAAAGTCGAGGCGCAACAAGTTCTCGAACGTCAGGGAATTTATTCGCTCGGAGAAAAATGGGGGGCCGAGATCGAGAGCGCGACGATTTTGACTTTTGACAAACAAATGGGACACGTCAAATTTGTCGTTCGGCAATGGCAACCAGGGGGCGCCTCCCGGCTAATTCTTTGCGGACAAACTCCAGATTTTGAAACGCTCAGAAAAGATCAGGAGAAATTGGCCATCAAAGACAAATGTGTTTGGGGTGATTGCGCCTACGAACCTGACAAGGTTTTCTCTGCGTGTCATTCCTACGGTTGGATTCCGATGCTCGGTTCGGACCGCGATGAGTTCCAAAACAAAGTTTGGAACGAGCAAGAAAAGAAGTTCGATCACGTCAAAGCATATTGGAAAGCTGACACTTTCCGCACTCGATACGGCCTGATCAAACGCTTTGTTTGGGCAAACAACCATTACATGGATCAACTTTATCTTTTCTTGATCCCAGGCGGATTGACCAATGTGAACGTTGACAACGAAAAGCGTCACCTCGCACCGCTCTGGGAGATTCCATCCAACAAACCCTACGATTACGTTTCCGAGTTAAGCGCCGTGGAAAGAGTGAAAGAAACCGACGCAGATGGAACCGTTACTTACCGCTGGCGTTGGACAGGCCGACACGACTTCGCCGATTGTGAACTGATGCAGATCGTCGTCGCGGACCAAGCTGGTTTATTTATTTCAGGGGGGCCCCTAAAATAAAAGTCCTGACTTGAAAGAAAACCTCCACAAAAAAATTAAGGAATCTTTTGTTTCTCTATTAGGAGAAGCAGGTGCCGCGCAACCTTTCAGTTATTTATGCGTGGCCTAAAATCTCAAAAACTCCCAAAGAAATCGAGGGTAGGTCGGGGCAGGCCACGGGTCGAAGGCGTGGTGGCGACACTTAAGGACGCGGCGGCGAGGCTTGAGTTGCCTGTGGATTTGTTGAGGATGGCGCGGGGGGCGGGTTGCACGGCTTTCCGCAAAAACGGCACTGTTTCGACGGTCGAGTTGAAGGAATGGTTCGCTAAAAATCCGACTCGCTTACCAAACGCCAACGCGCTCGTGGACAAAATTCAGTGGGACGCGGAGGACAAGAAGGCCATCGCGGAGATGCGCCAGCACAAGCTGGCGGTGATGCGGCGCGATGTGATTCCGGTGGCGGAAGTGAAGTTGAAATTTACGCGCGCGGTGCTGGACGCGAAGAAAGGGTTTACGGAAGCGGTGCGCACATTGATGCAGGAGGTGACGTTGCACTGCGGGGCGAGCGAGGCGCAGATTGCTTGGGCGATGGCTCAGGGGGAGAAGCGGGTCAGGGACGTGTTGACGGTGCTGGCGGGAAAGGAATTTTGCGGCGTGACCTGTCCGAAATGTAAGGAGGAAATCAAATAAATGGGATCGCTTCCAATGAACCGGCGCAACTTCCTTCAATCATTGCTGGCGTTCTCGATTCTGCCATCGGCCAAGACTTACAACCGGGTTTGGAAAATTACGGAGAGCGGGTTAGCGGTCCCGGTCGCCTTCACGATTTCCGATATTCCAGATCCTTCCGACGCAATGCTGAGGTTTCACGAATACATTGTGTAGTCGATTTGTGCCAGTGTCGGCGTGTCAGCGCGAGATATGGAATCCCTCACCGCCCCTAGGAAGTGCTTGTAAGCCCATCTAATGCGTGCGATAAGGTGCACGCATGCCAGTTGTTTCCAACGTTTCGCGGTTATCTCGGTGGGCCAAATCGGTTGGGCACGCTTTGGGCAGCGCCAGGCGCGGCTTCCAGATCGGGGCAAAGGTTGACGATTGGGAAGGGACGGAGATCGATCGCTTCCGCCGTCGGCCGCGCGGGCAACGTGTCGGGCAGGATGAAACGCTGGACGCCGGCGTGCGTGAGGACCTCATGTCCGAGGCCCGGGACCTCTGCAACAAGCAAGGGCTCGGCAATCGCATCATCCGCCAATATGCGAACTACGTCGTCGGTGATTGCCAGGCGCGCTGGGCTACGGGAAATCCAGATTGGGACAAGCAGGCCGAGCAAGCTTTCTACGATTGGTCGCTGAATTGCGACTTGCGGTCATCGATCACCCTCAAGGAAAAGGCGAAGCTCCACGTCATGAGTCTCATCCGCGACGGCGATTCGTTCGCTGTCAAAGTGGATTTCTTCGGCGACCCGAAGTTAAGAGACATCGAGGCCGACCAGGTTGGCAATTACAAGGGCGGGACAATCAACGTTGATGAAGACCGCATCGTTGGAGGCATCCAGTTCGACATCTACGATCGCCCGCTGAAATATCTGATTTGGGAACGCACGCGCCACGGCCAATTCCAAAATGTTGACGCGCGCCCGGCTTCCGAGGTGCTGCACATTTACGATTCTACCCGGTTGAATTCCCGGCGCGGCGTTACGCACTTCGCGTCCGTGCTCAATCATCAACGCGACCTCAAAGAGACCGTCGCGGCGCAGAAGGCCAAGCAGAAACTCACCAGCAAACTCGCCCTGCTCGTGCGCAACGCCCTGGGCGGCCCGCAGACTGGCAACATCGATGTGATGAGCGAGGACACCGACAAGACGACCGGGGCGAGCATCCGCACGGAAAGTTTCGGCGACGGCGGCGCGATCAAATACCAGTTTCACGGCGACGAGATGCAGGCGTTCACTGCCAACGACCCGAGCGACGGCTGGTTCCGGCTCACCGATTATTTGCTGCGCGAAATTGCCGTCGGGCTGGACCTGCCCTTCGAGTTCATTTGGACCATGGCGGGCATCACCGGCCCGGGCACCCGCATGATGAGCAAGCAAGCCGAGCGCACCTTCCGCGGCAAGCAAGACATCCTGGAAACGCGCTTCCTGAGTCCCGTGACCGCATGGTGGGTGAACTTCGAGATGCAGCCCGGCGGCAAGCTGCCGTTCAATCCGGAGTGGTATAAATTCAAGTTCCAACGTCCGGCGCACATCAGCATCGATGCCGGCCGCGACAGCCGTTCGAACCTGGACGAGCTCGGCGCCGGCGTATCGACCGAGGGCCGCATCGCCGAGGAACAGGGCGAAGACGACGAAGAGGTATCCGACACGCGCAAAGCCGAAGTGCGCCGCAAGCTCACCAACGCGCGGGAGATCGCGGACGAATTCCAAATCTCGCTGACCGAAGCGCTGAATCTTTTGGGCCGCTCGCACGTTCCGACCAGCCAGACAATCACGACCGACGACCTTGACAAGGTCAATGCCCCGGTTCATTCGCCCATTCCCGCTACGCCTGGAGAAGCGCACCGGCTGAACATCGAACTGGCCCCCAAGAAAACCGGCCGCCGCAAATTCTCAATGCACCGCGCGAACAACGGACACATCACGGGGATCCTGGAGGAAGTCGAGTGAGAGTCTCGATTGCTTCCCGCAATCTGGAGTTAGACGCGCTGGCCGATTCCGCGCGGAACGGGTTGCTCCAAATCTTCCCAGGCTTCCAGCCGGCCACGCCAGAAGTCGACACGCGCGAGACCGCGCTGGTGACTTTGCAACTGGGCGATCCAGCTTTTGCCAGAGCGGTGGATGGGAAAATCAAAATGCGCCAGACCGTCGGGGATAAGACCGTCGAGAATTCCGGCAAACCAGCATGGTTCCGCATTTACCAAGCGGACGGGCGAACGACTGTTTGCGACGGAAAGATTGGCTCTGACATGACCATGAAAGCCAAAGACCTGCCAGCCGGGGCAGAAGTGGAAATCGAATCTTTAACCATCGAAATACCGATGGAACCGAAAGCGTAAAATTATGAGCATGACCAATTCCGCGGAGAACAAATTACTCTTGTTGCTGTTCAACAACACGGCCTTCGCGCTTATCGGAGACGCCTCCGGCCTCCAGCCGAGCGGCGCAGCGGGAAGTCTTTACATTTCCCTGCACACCGCCGACCCGGGCGAAGCTGGCGACCAGACGACCAACGAAACCGCCTATACCAATTACGCGCGGGTCGGAGTTGCGCGTTCTGGCGCGGGATTCACCGTGTCAGGGAATTCAGTCACTAACGCAGCCGCGGTGACTTTCGCGCAGTGCGGCGCCAGCGGCGCGACATTGACGCACTTCGGGATCGGGACGGCCTCCACCTTGGCTGGCGTGCTCCTGCTTTCCGGCACGCTCGGCCCGACGACCATTCAGGGCCCGTTCACCGGGGCGACCAGTGATAACGTCACGATTCCTGGCCACACGCTCTCAGTCGATGACCGCGTCGCGTTTTATCCTACCTACGCTTCATCGTTGCCGACTGGCATCACCGAAGGGACGCTCTATTGGGTCAAGACCTCGGCAACCGATGTAATCACGATTTCCACAACGCAGGGCGGCGCGACGTTGGACATCACCGCATCCGGGGACGGCATCGCGATCAAGGCAACGCCGCTGGTTGTCTCGAATCTGATCACGCCCTCGTTCGCGATTGGTGATTTGGCCGTGACGATCGACTAAATGAGAAAAATATATTTCGCAGCCAACGGCGCTTCACCTACCACCGTTGCGCAAGTCAAAATGGCGTGCACGAACGCGCTCAATACGCTCTTGCAAGTCGCCACTCCTGCAACCACTGGGATTATCGTTCTGGAATGGGGCATCAGCTTTGACGGTTCCGCTGCGGCCACACCTGTTGCTGTCGAACTTTTGCAAACGGATGTTGCGGCCACGGCTGGCACGTCTCTAACCCCTACGATCTGGGGCGATCCAAACGCCCCGGCATCGCTGTGCGTGGGCGGGACCGGTGCAACCATGTTCAACGACGGCGCGATCACTGAAGGCACGATTACGGCTGTCCGCATGTTCGACGTGCAACTGATTGCTCCCACCAACCAATACGTGAAGCAGTATCCGCTGGGTCGCGAGCCGGAAGTGCCCGTCTCTAAATTCCTACGGATTCGCACCACGGCGCCAGCTGCCGTCAATGCCTACTGCTACATAATTTGGGAGGAGTAATGCGATTTGTTACGTCCTGGTGGAGGGCAGAACATATATGACATTTTTTGGGGCAGCTTCCACTCCAACAGACGGCGCAAGTGCCACCAACACGGCAGATCCTACAGCCGTTACACCACCCGGCTCAATGACGTCCGGAGATTTGGTATTTTTCTTTGGCTTAAAACGCAATGCAACTGGCACTATTGCCATAAGCAACGCAGGGGGACAAACGTGGAACACTGCTTTTACTCATGTTTCATCAACTGCGGTCCTTACGGTGGGAGCCTTTTATTGCATTTTCAATGGGACATGGGCAGCCAATCCATCTTTGAGTTTCAGCGCCACAACCAATAATACAGCGGTAATGGTGGTTTTTCGGCCCAGTGTCAGATGCGGCTTTGTCGGTCTGGATAGTGGAGCTAGGAATGACATTATCAGTTCGGCCGCCCCAAGTGCTGGAACACTTACCGTAGTATCGTGGACTCCGGCGTATGATTCAAATGTTAGCGTTGTTGTGCTGGCGTCGGATGACGACAATACATGGACCATTAGCGGCAGCGGTTGGACTCAGAGCGGGCTGAGTGCACAATACAGAAACACTTCTGGCAGCGACACCAGTTGCGTCTTTGCCTACCAAATTCAGAGCATCGCAGCAGCTACCGGGCAGATTGCACTCACCCAGGCAACCAACGCCAATGATCCTGCCGAAATTGGACGCTTTACGTTCGATGAGGGACCAATTTTTCGGCAACTCCTAATAAGCCAGTCCGTCAAACGCGCAGGCTATTACTAACAACGCCCTAAAATGACATGGCCCGTCTAGGCAGAGCACAACCGTTTCCGCCGAAGGTAGGGCGCTTCTACATTGTCACCCCCGCCGATCCGGGGCTGACTAAAGGGATCGGCTTTGCCGCTGGCATCGCTTCAGGACAAGCAAAAGCCACGGCAACACTCGTCGGCAAATGTTTCGTCGGTAGTTTCGCAGCGGCCCAACTCAAGGCCACCGTTCCGCTCACGGGCGCCGGGTTCGCTGCTTCGGTTGCGGCTGGCAACGGCAAGCTGACCATCGCTCTCAAGGGCATCGTTGCAGTCGCGGGCTCCGCCAACGCACAAGCAAAAGCCGCGGTCAGGCTTCAAGGCAAAGCGTTCAGCGCCGCCGCCGCTGCTGGCCAGGCCAAGGGCGCGGTGCGCCTTCAAGGCGCGACGGCCACCGCGACCGTTAGCCGAGGCGCACTCAAGGCAGTCATCGCGCTTTCGGGCAAATCTACCGTTGCCACCTTTGCCGATGCGCAACCAACCGCGACGCTGACCCTACGCGGAAAAGTGTTTGTCGCGACGGTTTCAGCATCCCGGCTGACATCGACTATTCCCTGTTCGGGGAACGCATTCGCCACACTCTCGGCGACGGCCACGCTCCAAGGGACCGCCCAGCTTCAAGGCAGTTCGACTATCGATGCCAGCGCCGACGCACAGACGCAATCCGCGGCACGCTGCCAGGGCATTGCGTTCGTCGCGTGGTCCGCATTGGCGGATGGAACACTGCGCTCGCCCGGCTCACTGGTCGGCGACGCCAGCATTGCATTTACGGCCTCCGGCGCCCTGTCATTCACCATAGCGCCAGCGCCGCCGGCTGTTCCTGTTCCGGTTGTCGTCGTAGGCAGCGGCCCAGTCCGGCGGCATGGCCTTACGCGCGCGGTTCCTGGGCACTTGGTCATTCGCGCCAATGCGCGGCTCGAGCAGGCAGCGCACGAATGCGAGGCGCGAGCCAAGGTCAAAGTTCCAGTTTTCTCAGTCCGCGCAGAGCTGATCCATGCCGCCGCCGAGTGCAGCGCCCGGGCTCGGCTCATCGTGGGTGCCTCCGCGTCGCTCGGTCAATCTGGCATGCTCGCGCGCGGCAACGCCGAAGCGAACACTGTCAAACTCGACGAAGAAATTGCGGAGGCCGTCGCCGCGCTCTCGTGGCTCGCCGAACATGATGAAGCCGCTGATTTGAGTTGTAAGTGAACTTTCGGCCGACCAGGGTAGACCGGCTCGCGCTGCGAGCCGGTCGCCTCGCAGCGCGAGGCGACCCACCTTTGATCCGAGGCGACCCACCTAGGAAAAAGATTGTAAGTAAAGCTGATGCGTGTGATAAGCACTGCTTAGTGCAAGAAATTGTTCTCACGATCAAGATGGTTCCCGGCCAAGGCGTCCAAGTATCCGGTCCGATTCATGACAAGGGCCTTTGCTACGCGATGCTTGAACTCGCCCGCGACGCGATCAAGGACCACAAACCCAACTCCATCCTTCCCGTGGCAGCCTTCCAGGTGAATGGCAATCCAAACCCGCGCGCCCAAATCGTTCCATGAAAAAAATCTTTTGCAGTGTCGTTATCGCGGCGCTCGCGTTGCTTTCCCTATTCGCCGCCGACAATCCAAACGAAGGATTCAAAATCGTGGCGACCAACACCGTTCCCGAACTCGTGGGCACGAACCTATCCGCCAAGACGTTCGTCTTCTGGGGCCGCAAGCAGGGCCACACGAACAACACCGGCATTGTCTGGATTCAACGCACTTCGACCAATGGCTTTGGCGGTATGCCGATTTATCCCGGCCAAAAACTCTCGATCACCGTGGACACCGTGCGCGCGCGGCAGGTGGATTTTTACTGTGGCGTCGAGACTTCAGGCGACGGCGTAGTCTGGCAATTGTTCCAATGACAAAACCATCAATGGTAGAATTCGTCGCGCTGCGACCCACTCCCCACCAGGTAGAATTCCTCGCGCTGCGAGGAATAGCGCCGCGCAGAGCGGCGCAACGCCCCAGCCCAACGTTCCCGCCGCTCTACGCGGCGGGAGTTGTCGCAGCGCGACAACTCCTACCTTTCCGAAACAAGACATTGGTTCTGTCTTTCTTTGTTATCTTCGTTTGCTTCTGTTCCACCCTCTTTGCTCAGGTGGATCTCGACATTCTTCTCGACGGTAACGCCGCGCACTACATCAACGGGCTCGGGGTGCCCTCGGTGATTTCCGGCGCCGGCCTGGGCGACGTATCAGCGGGGAATGTTCTCACGAATCAGACAGCCGTTGTCGCCGCGGGTTCGACCATCCTTTACGCGACCAACGCGGCGGGGTTTCGCGCGGTCATCGGTTTGGTGCTCGGGACTGATGTCGAGGCGTTCAACACAAATCTTCTTCGCTTGGCTACGATCTCCAGCGTCAGCGGCGATGTTCTCTATCGGGATGCGAGCGGTTGGACGAACCTGGCAAAAGGCGCTGACGCCACCATTCTCACTTTGGCCAGCGGCCTCCCCGCGTGGACGGCCCTTGACGCGGATCTCATCCGCCTGGCGGCAATCACCAGCGCAAGCGGAGACATTTTGTATCGTGATGCCGTCGGTTGGACTAATCTCGCGAAGGGCGCTAACGGAGCGGTCCTCAACTTAGCCAGCGGTTTTCCAGCGTGGTCTTCGCGCAGCCGTTTCGCCGTGGCAACGAACTATACGATCGCCACAACTGACTTTTACATTGCCGCCACGGCCACCTTGACCAACACGCTGCCCGCGGCGTCGACCATCCTGGCTGGGCGACAGTTCATCGTCAAAGATGTAAGCAGCCACACGATCACCGTTCGCCCAGCAGGCGCCGATACGATTGACGGCGTTGCCGGCGATGACACCCTGACGAATAAGCTCTGCCGTATTTACTTCTCGGATGGCGTCTCGAATTGGGAAGTCAAATGAGCGACTTCTCCCACATCCGCCAAATCGTTTTCAATCGCCCGTGGGCGATCCAGGAGGACAAGCTCGACGTCATCGCCGAAGTCATCATTCAGGCTTCTACTGACTTCGCCGCCGGCAAGACCCCGACCAAACCGCCCGCGCGCCCGAGCAGTCTCAGGATCCAAGACGGCGTGCCGGTCATCGAAGTCGACGGCGTCATCTCGAAGAAGATGAATATGTTCTCCGACGTCTCAGGTGGGACATCCATTGACCAACTCTCCGGCCAGTTCGACGACGCCATGGCCACTGACGCGAATGCCGTCATCTTCAACATCCATTCCCCCGGCGGCAGCATTGATGGTGTGGACGAATTCGCGCAGCGCGTGTTCGACGCGCGCAACGGGAACAAGACAATCATCGCGCTCGCGGACAACCAGGCGGCCTCCGCGGCGTATTGGATCGGTTCGCAGGCGGACGAGTTTTACGTCACCAGCGGCGGCAGCGCCGGCAGCATCGGCGTCGTGGCCCGCATCCTGGACAACACGCGCATGCTCAAGAACGCCGGCATCGATCCGCTCGTGATTCGCAGCGGCGACCTCAAAGCCCCAGGCATCGGCCCGCTGAGCCCGGACCAGGAGAACAGCGTCGTCAAAGAAGTGATGACCTACGCGCAAATGTTTTACGGCGCCGTGCAACGCGGCCGGCCGCTGCTGAACATCGACGACGTCAAGCGCGGCCAGATGTTCGTCGGCCAAGAAGCGGTGCAAGTCGGCCTGGCCGACGGCATCACCACATTGACCGCGCTAGTGAAGCGCTACCGCAAACCCTGATCGTCCCAGGTAGACCGGCTCGCGCTGCGAGCCGGTCGCCTCGCAGCGCGAGGCGACCCACCGTCACGAGAGAGTTTTAACGGGGCTTTATACCTGCTCGGCGTGGTCAGAGCAGCTTCAATAGTCCAACCCTTCCAGAGCCTCTGGTCTAAAGCGCTCTTAGAGAATCCGAGAATATTGGCCCATTCTTTGATTGTGTGAGTCTCACCTCGGAATTCTATTCTCACGTTGTTTCGTCGGTTGTTGCTTTGCTCCGTGCGTGTGCCCCAACGACAGTTTGAAGCAAAATATCCAAGAGAGTTATCCTTGCGCTCAAGAGAAAGAGACGGGGATAACTTTGGTCCCATATCTTCCAAAAAACAACGGAAGTCTCGCCATCGATCGCACACGGTAATTCCTCGTTCTCCATAGTTCTTCCAGGCGACGTTATTCGGATTGGTGCATCGCTGAATCATGTGTGCCCAAGCGGAGTATTCAGGAGTCCCGAATTTGCCGTGGGAGATCCAGCCTTTGATTTTGTGCTTCGGCCTCGTGCGTGCGCACTTGACGCGAACAAAAGGAATTCCATCCTTGGTCCAGATTTCAGTCATACTCGTAATGTGATTGAGGTTCAGCAAACCGACCGGAAAGTCACTCCGGTTGGTTTGCGTTTTTCTTTAACAAACGCTCCCAAACAATTCAAGGAATCTGTTGACAAGGAAGCTCATTAGCCCCCTTACTTGTAATGTAAGGCAATCTAATGAGTCTAATAGCTCGAAAACCGTTCAGCCTATGACGTTAAAATTTTCCGAAGAGCAGTTAAAAAAGTGGGGGTTCTCAACACAAGAGGAAATCGTTGCAGCGCTGGAAAAATCCAAGGAACCACCCAAAGCACCCGAGCCCGCGACTCCGCCAGCGCCCGCTGCAGTTGCTGCTTTGCCGGCCGAGCTGGTTTCACTTTCCGCGGAACTGACAGGCCGCATCACTGCGCTGGAAGCCACCGTCAAAACGCTTTCGCCCGAATCCATTCTCGCATCTGTGACCACGGAAGCATCCCGAGTTGCGTCACTCGCAGTCAGCTCCGCCATCGCCCGCTCCGGCGGCGCGGCTCTGCAACAGAAGTCCGACCCCGCCGACCCATCTCCGGGAAAAGCCGCGGTGGACCCGAACGATTTCGGCGCGCAATACGATGCCAGCGCCGCCATCCGCGAAGAGTTTCTGAGCAAAGCTTCCTATGTGAAATACATGGAAGCGCAGCGGGATGGTCGCATTCGGATTCACGTCAAAACGCCGGAAGTAACCCGAAACTAATTTTATGGCTCTCGCCGCTGCTACTCCTCGGACCTACGAAGTCGACAGCATTTTCGATCAACTCCCCGTCAAAGCCTCGGTGGTGATTTATCAAGGCGCAGTCGTTGGCATGGTCTCCGGCTACGCGCGCGGAATGATCGGCACGGACCTGTTTGCCGGTTTCGCTGAGGAAAGCGTTACCGGGACGGCGGCCGACGGCGGGGTCCTCGTTACCGTGCGCAAGAAAGGTTACATCAAACTCTCTGGTGTGGGCACAGCAGCTATCACCAATTGGGGCGCGCCCGTTTATGCGAGCGCGGACGGAACATTCACTCTGACGGCCTCGACCAATCCTTTGATTGGGAAAATCGTTCACTGGTGGGCGACAGGTGTCGTGACGGTTGCGTTTAATTCGGCTAACACGACCCTGTAAATGGCCCTCGCTGCGATTGCTCCAAGAATCTACGAAGTCGATTCGATTTTCGACCAGCTCCCGGTCAAGGCCACCGCGGTAATCTGGCAAGGGTCAGCGATTGGCATGACCGGCGGTTACGCGCGCGCGCTTGTGGCGGCGGATTTGTTCGGCGGCTTCGCAGAGGAAAACGTAACTGGCACGGCGGCCGACGGCGGCATCCTGGTAACAGTCCGGCGGCATGGATACATCAAACTCCCTGTCACGGACATTGCCGTCACCGACTGGGGCGCGGCCGTCTACGCTTCGGACGACGGAACATTTTTGCTCGACCCAACATCCAATACGCTCATCGGAAAACTCGTTCGTTGGATTTCGACAGGCATTGGCATTGTAGCATTCGACACAGCGATCACGACCCTCTAAAATTATGTCAGGACCAGCTCAATTCCCTCTCATCAGCAGCCGCGCGGTAAAAGCGATCATTCTCGAAGAACTCGACGCCGCGCTCGATTCGAGCTGGGTCAACCAGGTCGCCAACCGCTACGACAGTAACCAGGCCAGCGAGACCTACGCCGGCACTGGCAACGTCGCGCCGATGCGCGAGTGGATTGGGCCCAAGCAAGCCATCCCGATCAACGTCGGTTCGACCATCGTCACGAACAAGGACTGGGAATCGACGCTGATGCTCAACGAAAAAGATTTGCGGCGCGATAAAACCGGCCAGCTCAAAATGAAGGCGGCTGAACTGGCCGTCCGTGGCCGACAGCACATCGAAAAAATCCTTTCAGCCCTCATCGACACCGGTGACGACGGCGATATCGGCCTGGCTTTTGACGGCCAATATTTCTTCGATACCGACCATTCCTTCGGCAGCTCGGGCACGATCAACAACGACATCACCTTCGATGTCGCGACCACGACCGCCCCAACGCCGGTGGAAGCGGCCGACGCGATCCTCGCGGGCATTCAAGCCCTTTACGGGTTCAAGGATGACCAAGGCGAGCCCAGCAACGGCAACCTAAAGAATTTCACGGTGATGGTGCCGACGCCCTTTTGGGCATCGTTCAGCACCGCGGCAAACTTGCAATTCCTGACGAGCGGCCAGAGCAACAAGTTGAAAGGGATGGACGGCATCAATATCAACATCGTGGTCAACCAGCGTTCGACCTGGACCACCAGCTTTGCGATCTTCGCCACCGACCGCATCACCAAGCCGTTCATTATCCAGACCGAAGTCGCGCCTTACTTGGAGTCCCTCGAACGTGGCTCGGATTTCTGGTTCGCCAATCACGCCGAACTCTATTCGGTTGTCTCGGCAGACAACGTCGGGTATCAGCGGTTCGACGGCGCGATTCTCGTAACCCTTGTTTAATTCTATGGCCATCTCCGATATCAAAGTTCCAGAAAAGCCAGACAAAGAAAAAGATGTCCTCGGCAAACCTGTCCACATCCCCAATCCAGTCCCCGTGCTGGAGGAAGTTGAGGAAGTTCCTTCTACCGTCAAAAAGGTGAAAGTCGAAAAGGTCTACACCAACGGAACGTTTCTTGTCAAAGACGGCGGCAAGGAACACATCGTCTCCATCCCGGTCAATCGCGAAGAGCGCCCGCGCTCGGGTGACACCGTTGAAGTCCGGTTCACCGGCGAAAAAGATGCAATCGTGGCCACCTTGACCAAGCCGGCCAAGAAAGAGGCCGAGCCAGCCAAAAAGTAAATCTTAGGTCCGGAGTTGTTTGGTGTTTGTCTTGCGCCGCGCTGGTATTCCCGGCGCGGCGTTTTAATTCAATGAGCAAGCTCAAGCTGACATACGTCGAGTGGGAAGATAGCAGTTGCAGTCCTGGCTGGGGCCCGCCGCACTCCGATGAACCATTAACGATCCGTTCTTTCGGCATTCTCGTCAGGCAAGGCAAACAATCCGTCACCATTTCGACCAGTCGCAGCATCAACGGTAGCTACATGGACCAGCTCACCATCCCGCGCTCAGCCATCCGTGAAATCAAAACTCAAAAGAAGAAACGCAAATGACCATGGCTGAAATATTCGCGCGCGACTACGCCAAGTGCGTCGAGCTGGACGTCGCTCCGGAAACGTGCACCTGGGGCGCGGTTACTTTCATCGGCATCGTGACCGCGATCGATAACACGCTGGCCTGGGAACAAGGCGGCGCGATCGAGAACAACTCGAGCGAACTTAGCGTCCCCAAATACACCGCGGACGACGAGCTCGGCCAGCTCGTCGCCCAGTTCACCGAATCCAGTCCAGGGGTGTGGGACATTCCGGACGAAGGTCAACAGATAGTTCTACGTGGAAAATCCCGACGCGTTTATGCCGTGCAAGAATCCCCTGACGGCGCCGGCTGGGTCTTCAAACTGGAAGGACCAGACAAGTGAACCAGGTAGACCGGCTCGCGCTGCGAGCCGGTCGCCTCGCAGCGCGAGGCGACCCACCCACACCCCAATGAAAAATGGAAAATGCTCAATGCTCAATGCCCAATGAAATTCCGGGGGGGGAAGGGGGCCATTGAGCATTGCTCATTGAGCATTTGCTATCTGTCATTCCTGCCATGTTGACCTATAAAGACAACCTCGCCCACTGGCAGAAGACGCTCAAGCAATACCAGGCGTTCTCGCAAAGAGACTGGGTGGACATCTGCAACGACAAGGCCCTCGACGTGGCCATCAAGTGCGTGACTCACACCGTCAAGGCCAGCCCCGGCCCGATTAAGGCGCTGCCGAGTTCACTTGGCCCAAGCGAGCTCGGCAACAACAAATGGTATGCGCACGTCGTCAATATTTTGAAGGGCCTCGGCGAAGCCAGCACGCGCGGCTACATCAAAGCCAAGCGCGGCGAGCGCAAGAGTAGCATCGAATCCTGGCGGCACAAGGTCGGCGCGGCATCTCGCAAGATAATCGCGCGGCGCATCAGCGCCATCGGCTTTCTGCGCTCGGGCTGGCTTGCGTGCGTGGGAACGCTCCTGGCGACCGCCGGCGTGACACCGCAACGCCGCAGCTACGGTGCCGGCAAGATATTCGGCTCGCCCAAAGGCTACGTCGTGAGAGCGCGGCAAGGCACCGTGAATCCGTTCACGATAATCGCGAACACCTGCGCCAGCTCGGTGAAAGGCAGCGGCGCCGCCAGGGTGCACGATTTGATTCAACAAGGCGCCGCGCGCGCGCTGGCTGCGAGCGACGCGAACATGCGCAAACACATCGAAGGCAAGATCGCCAAGACGATAAAATATTTCACCGGCCGATGAACAATAGCATCAACGTAGGAGGACAGGCGTCCCGCCTGTCTGCTCGGCAGCGCGATAGAGCGCTGCCGAGCAAAGACGATTGCCCATGGCGAACTACTGTCCCCAGCGCTCCAACGCGCCGGGGACCGAACAGGCGAGACGCCTGTCCTACGTTATGAGCAACAACATTTGGGAAAAGGCCGAGTTCGCGCTCACTCGCTACGTGCGCGAGAGATACCTGTTCATCACGGCTGGGGGAGTAGCCGGCAAGGAAAACAAACTTTTAGAAGGTTACGCCACCGACCGCAAAACGGTGCCGGATATCGTCGCCGAATGTCACGAGGGCGACGTCGAGATTGTCGGCCGGCCTACCGGGAATTGGATTTGCAAATGCACCATCACCATCACCACGAAAAACCCGGACGAAACAGGCCAGACCAACAGCGCACGGTTCGGGCTGGTTTTGGATTCACTCCTGGACGATCAGGCGGCGGAAGGATTGTCCAGCAACGCCGAAAATTTCACGGTCTTCTGGTGTCAAGTGACCGGATTCCGCAAGCACATCCAGGGCGATCGGCTGGTGTGCGAGGTCAATCTAACCTTGCATTGCTGCGCGTCGGTAATAACCTGAGCTAATGAGTCTCCAACGATAACTTATGAGCACCCAAGTCGGAACAGGCCACATTTACGGCATGGCCAGCCTCGTGATCGCTATCGGCTCGATCAACGGCTACGTAAGTCCGAACGTGCAGACGGCCAAGGCGACCCATACCGGTGACGTGGACCGGATCAAGAACGACGCCATTATCAAAGGACTCATTTCGAGCGGAGACGAGAAGATCGAAGTTGCGTTTGATTTCATTCCGGAATCCCCCACGAGTATCGCTGGAGCCAACCTTTCGGCGGCGCTCCCCATAATTCTGTCCTTCGTGACCATCAGCGGCATGCCGGTAATTCCGATTGGCGCCTTTGCCGACGGTTACAACTCGACCCTGTGGCTTTACGAGGGCGGCGGGGCGGTTCACGGGGTGAGCGACAAACATTGGACGGCATCGTTTACACTGCATCGTTATTTGGGGATTACTTCCGCGACGGTCATCACCTAATAGAAGTCGCTATGGACGCCGTGTTCCTCAAAGCGGCAAACCCGCCTCAGTTCAAGTGCCTCGGGGCGACTCTGCTTCCGCTCACCATTGGCCACCTGTTCCTGCTCAGGAAATATTGTTCGGACATTTTCGGACAAGACGAAATGTCCTTCGGTTCGCTGGCGGTAGCTGCGTTCATCTGCGCTCACCCGCAGGAAAAGGTTGAGAAGCTACTCGCGCGACGATTTGTTCGGGCGACCTTCGAGGTCTGGGGCTGGCTCTGCCAGAAACGGGACCTGGCAGCCGAGCGCGACATATTCTCCGACTACCTGAATGAGAGCCTCGACCCGCCGAAGCTCTGGCAGGACTTGTCCAGACCGCTCATCACATGCCAGTCGCCGATGGAAATGCGGTTGCTGGTGGTGTTGATGAACGATTTCCACTATCCGGAATCCGCCGCGCTTTGCGTGACAGTTGCAAAAGCAAATGCGCTCTGGGCCACCTTCGGCGAACTGAAAAACAAGTTCACCTTTGAAGATTCCAGGACCGAGGGGCTATTCGAGTTCGCGGAACGGATGCGCGCGGAAAAAGCAAAGCGTGAAAATTGACAAGGCCGAAACCGTTAAACCGTTAAATCCGTTGAACCGTGAACCGGCCAACGATTCAACGATTCAACGATTCAACGATTCAACGTCTTAACCATGGGCCTGCTCGATTTCATAATTCACATCGGCGTCGATGCCGCCAGCGCGCACAAGGGCTTTGATTCGCTGGGCACCAAAGTCAGCGCGATAAGCAGTCATATCGGCAGCAGACTCGCGGCTACGTTCTCCGTCGCGGCCGTCGCCGGGTTTGTCGAGCATACCGCCATGGCTGCGCTGGAAACCAGGAAGCTGGCCGAGGAGCTCGGCACAACGGCGGAGTGGATTGAGAAAATCGAGCGGCTCTCCGCCAAAAAACACATCGACCCGGAATCGGTCTTCGGCGCCTTGGGGCGAGCCGAGAAATTCATGGGCGACGCTCTCGGAGAAGGCAAAGGTGCGGAAAAGAAAATGGAGATCCTCAAATCGCTCGGCCTCGGGCTGAAAGATATTTCGGGCGAAGGCGCCAACGCGATGAATGTTCTCTTGGCTTTCGGCAGGTCAGTTGATGCCGTCGGCGCGACACTCGAACAGCGGCAGGTTGCTCGGGAGATATTCGGCCGGCGCGGAGCGCGTATTGCGAACCTCTTGAAAGACCTGCCTGGTCAAGAAGCCAAGTTCACGCCCGAACAGCGTGAAGCCGCGGAAGAAGCTGGCGAGACCATCGAACACGCCGAGAAGTTTGTTAAGCGCCAGATGACCCTCGGCGCAGCCAACGCAATCAAATCCCTCTCAAAAGACGCCAAGACGTGGCACGACCGCGCGATGTGGGTGCGAAAAAACATCTACCGCATTGACGACACCCAGGAAGGAATGGGCGGCGCACTCGGGCGAATGATGGGCGGAGGTAGTGGTCCTTTCGGTGCCATGGGCATGGCCGGCGCAGGCGCTAGCATGGCTGGCGAACAACCGACCGGGCCGATCTATGGTCCAAAGACTCTCGCCGAGAGTATCGCGGCGACCCGCGGAGCTGGCACCGGAATGCAACCCCTGGCGCTGTTCGGCGATAAACGTTCGGAAGCGGACAAGCTAGCCTCCATCGGCACCATGATCAGCAAGCCGGTAGTGCCCAAGACCGAGGTGTTTCAGGATAAAAGTCTCGTCCTGCAGGAACGGACCGCGAAAACGCTCGACGAAATCAACGACAAAATCGATGACGGCATCGAATTCTAATTATGGCATTTAGACACGTAGGCGAAGGTATTTGCGAACAGATACCCAAGGTCAAGTATGACCGTGTAACTGGTTTGCAGTTTGAGAGAAAATGGGAAGGCCGCGCGGACCTTGTAAGAGATAACTTTTTCGCGCTCATCCAAGGTTCGCAGCAGGCCGACTTTTCCGCCGACGGTTGCAAGGCGACTGTCAATACTCGCTATGGGAACGCAGCCTTTGACGGCAGTCAGGAAGTCGATACCGTTTCGTTTTCACTGCGCTGTGAGGAATTCCAACAGAGCATTTTCAAACACCCGAGGTTCTCAGGAATACCAATTGACCTCGTGAAGCTGATTCAGACCGAGCACGCCGGCAGCACTTCCTATTCGGCATCGGTCAAAGCTATAAAGGCATTGACAGCCGCCCTTGATCAACCTGATGAACCGTCTCTTGAGGCATTTGCTCTGTTGATCGGTGCCGATGAAAATTATCTGGTAGCGCAGACTTACGTCGTGACGATGACGCGCACCTCGTCTTTTGGGTTTCTTCTGGGGCTGGTCTTCGCGAACGATGGAAAGCTGTTCACCACCTCTCAGCTAGCCAATTACCTTGGCTCAACTCTCCCTTGGGCGATTCCAGCCTTCAATAATTTTTCCACGAGCGAGGCTCTTCGATACGTCTACGGCTGGAGAAAACGCGGGTCCGAGGTCACCATACTTCCGAACAACAACAAGCAACTTCAAGAACAATGGCAGTCCGCGCGCTGGTCATTGCTTCTCTACGATCCCGCGACGTGAAAGAACTTCCCCGAAAACCGTCCGGCAATAGTGCCCATGTTAAATTTCTCGGTGATGTGGTGGACGTCATCAAAGAACGCACTCCGCTGAAGTCCGACGACTACGGGATCGAGCAGACCGTCAACGGTTGGCGAATCAAGTTTACTCGTTCAAAAGGCGGCTCTGGTTCACTCGAACAACGGATGATCGTCAAGGAGATCCATGATGACTGGTTTCTCTGTCTCCCATACGGCAAGGATGGTCAGGAGCCGCCCGAGGACATTGCGACGCCCGCCGATTACATCAAAGTCGCCAAGCCTTACGAACTCCGGCGCACTCCGTGGGACGGAGAAACTATCGACGGCATCACGTTCGACTATTCCGACGGAAGCCATCGCCTGGCCACCAAGGGAACAGTTAAGGAACATCACATCGTCGCGCGGCCGTGGTATGTCGACGAAATCATAGTCGCGGCAACCTCAATCACTGGGGGAACTGACCAGCAAGATTTGGACGCGCAGGACCTTGTTTGGGAAGACACCAACTCGGCATCGCACGCCTGGGCCATGGTCGACGTCAACGACACCGGCGGCATCACGCCCGAATCGTTGAACGTGCGCTCGGTGTCCGCGCTTCTGCCGATCAAGTCGTCTGGAGGCACGCGGCCGGTTATCAGCATGGCCGCGAGCGGGGTCACGCCGGGGATTTACGGCAGCGTGACCGTCGATATTTTCGGAAGGGTTGTTGCAGGAACGGCGGGCGGCGGGGCCATTGTCCGCCAGGATTTCAACGGCATCAGCCGGGCCAATGCTACCCGCAAGATGTATTTCTTCTACGAGACGCACACCAACGTGCTCGCGCTGGACCCCACTGGCTTGGGCTCTGGAGAAGAATTCGCGGACGGTAATTACGCGATCCTCTGGTCAAACGGTTCCGGCAGTAACTTCGGCGCTGGGCCAGCCGCGACGCTGGCGTTCGTTTCCAAGTTCTACATCAACATCGACTCCGCCAGCGTAACGGCGCTAGGCATGGAGTTCCTGGCGGCTGTCACTGACCCGGACGACCCGGACATCGACCTTGAACTCTATTTCTGGAACGTCACGTTGAGCCAGTGGGACTTGATAACGACCGCTGCCGGGGCAACCCCCGCGCATTGGATAACGGGTTCGGTGTCCAACATCGCAGACTACCTTACCGGAAACACAGTCAGCTTTCTCGACAAGTCCGTCTTCTACGCAATGTTAGTCCCCTCGCACGACGCGCCGGTTGCCGACGTGCAGGAGTTCCTGA